TAAAAACAGAGCTCGCAAAAAGTGAATGGCAGTTTATTGTTGATTAAGAAAAAGAAAAAAAGCTCGCAAAAATATGTCAGTGGTGGTAAATTACAAGGACCTTCGCATGAAAAAGGTGGTATACAAATAGAAGTAGAAGGTGGCGAGTATATTATTAAGAAAGATTCAGTTAATAAAGATACATTGCCGATTTTAGAAGAAATCAATAGAACTGGTTCATATGTTTGGCCTACTATTGATGCTAGAAAACGCAATAAAGGAGGAAAGTAATGCCAACAGTAAAAGATAGTCAAGGTAATGTTATAATGGAGATGCCTTATACAGATGAAGGTAAAGAAGCTGCGGCTGATATGAAACAAGCCAATCCAAGTTTAGATATTGACTATTCTCCAGGAGGAATGTATGATGGTGGAGGTAGAGTGGAAAAAATGTATGCAGGTGGTGGAATGACAGGTTTTAGTAAAATTGGAATGGAAAAACCTATGTATAAGCATGGTGGAAGATTAGGTCAGTTTAATAAAATGAAAAAAGGTAAATAATGGCTAGGATACGTTGGGAGAGAAATGATAAAGGTGAACTTGTTCCTGTAAAACCAAAAAAATATAGTTTTGCAGATAGTGATATTAGTAATCATATTAATATGCGTAAGACATGGAGTGGTCAAACTAAAGTAGAATTTAGTCAAACTACTATAGACCAGGATATTAAAGACAGGAATAATAGATAGTGGCTACATTTCAAGCACAAATAGTAGATTTAGTAGGAACAATATATGAAGATACTGCTGCAATGAGTCAATTTTTAACTGATGGGGTAAGGCAGTTAGTTAACGTGTTGCCTCAAAACAGATTAGATGATATAATGACTGTTCATACTTTAGATGATAATGATGGAGTTACTTTTTCATTAAATGATTCAGGGGGACATGGTAGAGGTAATATTTTAAGTGTTACTAGAGAAAATACTCAATCTATAAAACAGGTTTGCAGACAAATCCCATTAACTTTAGTTTCAAGAGTGCAAGATACAGATGATTTAATGTTTGCATCTACAACTGACCCTGTTTACTATATATCTGCAGGTGTATTAAATGTTATACCGACACCTACAAACTCTCAGCCAGCAGAGGTAATTTATATACCATTAACAAGTGTTGCTTTTGGTGACGAGCAAATCAATGGATTTCCTAATGATTTAGAGTATATGGTGGTATTGTATGCTGCTATACGTTCTGCTCAAGCATTGTTGGCAGAAGAAGAAGATACTGAACTATATGTTCCAGTAATTAATACATTAAAAGCTGATTTTAAACAAGCATTAAGCTTATTAGGAGTTAGTGTTGGAAGAGCTGAAGAAGCTAAGTCAGGTGGCAATCAACAAGCAATGTTAAATCAAATGTTAGAATTTGGAAGATAATTATGAATGTTAAGAATTTAATACAACAAGTAGAATATTTAATGGGAAGACAGCCAGAGCAATATATGATTCAATTAATTAATGATGCGTTGATGGATATGTCTTCAAAAATACAGCACTACAGTACACAGAAAAAACAAAATTTAAATGAAAAGCAAAGGTGGTATCCACTTGATGATTCTGTTATTGATGTGTTTAGAGTAGAAATTTTAGATACAAATGATAGATATGTGATGATTCCTAAATTGGCTGACCCACATAAATTATTAAAAGATGATTCAGATGACACGTCTGGGTCATTAACATAGGAGTAAAAAATGGCAAGTACAATTACAGCCGCAACAATGACAGTGACAATAAATGAGTCAATTACACTTAATGGCAAAAATCAAGGTGGGACTACCACAAAATCTATTGCATCTATTGCTGAGTTAACAAAAAGAATCTTAACTATTACAACTACTGAGGCTGTAATAGCTACATTTAGTACAGCTGTGGCTTCTGCTGGGCACTATATAGCAGCTGATGTAAGATATATAAGATTCACTAATCTTGATGATACAAATTTTATTATATTAACATTTAGAAATCAAGATAATGATGAAGTTTCTCTTAAACTTGATGCAGGTCAATCTTTTATATGGAATGGAGATAATGCTAATGGAATGACAGCAGTTATGAATGCAACTCAAGATGCTGATGCTGCTTCTAGTACAAATTTTGGTAGTTTAACAAACATTCAAGCTGATGCAGATACTGGTTCATGTGATTTAGAGATGGTTATAGCATCAGTATAGGAGATTAAATGGCTACAGATAAGAGAACATTTCCAAACGATTATTTCGCATGGTATAATGATGACGACCGTTTAGCTGTTGTATGTAAAGTATTATCAAACGATGTATCTGATAGTACAGAAACAACTACTGATACATATGATACTTATACAGGTAGCAATGTATCTTCTGGTTTACGGATTCACACACATTCTAAATATGGTAGTGTATCTCAAATAACAGATGATTTAAGGACAGATTCTGGAGTAGACACCTCTTTACATTCACCGATAATAGATTACGTTAAATCAAGGCTTTTAGAAGACGCTGGGGATATGCAGCGAGCACAATATTATAGAGCTAAATATGAAAGATTTATTAAACAATATCCACATCGTAAGAGTGGAGTAAGAGCATTAGCAGTACCAAGACTTTAAAAAGGAGATAAAATGTCAGAAGAGCAGGAGGTGCAAAAATCTGATAATACTGAAAGAATCTTGAATTTACGAAATCAGTTAGAAGAAGTGATGAGTAAGAGAGAAGAATTATCGGCTGAGTTAAATACTATGACTCAGTTAGCTTTAAAGCTTCAGGGAGCAATTGAAGTCCTTGAAGGTATAGAAAAAGAATCAAAACAAAAAAAGGAGGAAATAGGTGATTGATACACTAAAAACATCATGCGCAGGTGTTGGTGGTTTTGCCTTGACTTTAATGGAATGGCTTCCAGATATGGTCAGGCTTGGCATCGGAATAGTTACTCTTGCATATATGGTGTTTAAATTAAAAAAAGAAATGAGCTAGTATGGCAAGAAAAAATAAGGGGGTGGTCCGACGAGCAGTCGTCACCCCTGATAAACACTTTCCTTTAGCAGATATGAGAGCAATAAGCTGTTTAAAGAAAGCGATTGAGATAGTAAAACCAGATATTTATATAGATTTAGGCGATGTTGGTGAGTGGCACGGTGCATCACATTGGCAATGGAAGAGAAAGAAAAGACCGCCTTTAGAGTATCAATTACCATTTATAGACCAAGATGTTTTAGAAGTTAATCAAGGAATGGATTGGATTGACGAGTCATTAGATAAGGTTAATTGTAAAGAAAAATACATGATTGAAGGTAATCATGATGATTGGATGAATAGTTTTGTAAGCGAACATCCATTCATGAAAGGATACAAGTTTAAGGAATGCGTAAGACTAAAAGAAAGAGGGTACAAGTATTATCGGGCAGGAAGGTATCTAAAGATTGGGAAGCTAAACTTTTACCATGGTCATCATTTTGCGGGAACACATCATACTCGGAACCATCTAATAAGACTTGGAGCAAATGTTATGTATGGACATCACCACGATTTACAGCAAGCTTCTATAACCCATATGGACGGAGTAAAGTCAGCTTGGAGTATTGGATGTCTAAAAGATATGAGCGAGAAGCAAAATGAGTGGTTGGGTGGTAGAAGAATTAATTGGTCTCATGCTTTTGCCATTGTTGATTTCTTTGCTAGGGGTCATTTCACGGTTCATGTCATCCAAATCATTGACGGACAAACATCTTTATGGGGAGAATTAATTAAAGGTTAGTATGGTAGATTTTTTAATGGGGGCAGTAATAAGTATAATTATATTATTTATAGGGTTCTCTATATATGAATCATTTAAGGATAATTAATGGATTTTTTAGCAATAGTAGAACAATATGGAACTCCAATCGCAGTAGCAATAGCGTTTGGATTTTTTATATGGAAGCAAAATAAATTTATACAGGATGAGCTGCAGACTGAGCTTAGAGAATCTTTTGATAGGATTGAAGGAATTATTATAAAGCTCATAGACGCTCAAAAAACCATGCAATTGGAACAAAAAGACACAAAGGCTAGTTACCATGCCATAGTAGAAATATTGGCTAGTTTAAGCGGAAATGGGCTTAAAGAGAAGTTCGTACGAAAAAGAAGGGCGGATAGGTATTAATGTTACCTATATTAAAATTATTAACTCCGAAGGTTTTAAATGCAATTGTTAAATATGTATTTGAAAAAAATGATTTGGACCATCAGATGGAGGCGGTTGTAAATAAAGTTTCAGATTTAGAGAAAAGGGTGGATAAATTAGATGGCTAATGGAAAAGGAGATAAACAACGAGTACGTTGGTCTAAAACATTTGAAAATAATTTCAATAGAATATTTAATAAAAACAAAAAAAGGAGCAAGAAATGAAATTAACAAGCATGGTGATGACACTATTAAAAGACAATAAAGATGATATTGTTGCAGGAATAAATGAGAAAGTAAATATACCTTTAGTCTCAGAAGCTAAAGAAGAAGAAATTCTTGATGCTTTATTTGAAGGGTTT